GTTTTCGGCCCGTTCGACAGCTTCGACCCGTTCCAAGGCGGCCACCGGATCGGGCTCATACAACGAGAGCCCGGCCTCCAACATGCGGCGCCGCAGCAAGACCTCGGCGCGCGAGCGGCCGTAGCCGATTCCGATCTCATCGCTGTGGCAACTGCACGGTGGCGCCTGCCATGGCTTCAACCGAAGCGCACGAACTTGGCAGTGATAGGCCGCGGACACTACGGCTTCCGGCCACCCACACTGGGCGGCAATCCGATCGAGATGTGCGGCATACTCAGTGCTCTCACTACGCCCGATTTTGTACGCACGCTTCAGCGCCTCAATGTCGGCCTTCGTCAGGTCCATCGGCATCGTCGCTCTCCAGTTCAAGTCGATCGTAATAGCTTGTTGCCACCACCGGCTCCGTCTTCGGCTGCCTCGGTGCGCGAGACTGCGGGCCCAAGCGCAGCCTCAGTGCGAGACCGGATGCTGTCTTCGTCGCGCTCTGATGCACGAAAAACCAGGGACTGACCCTATCGTCGACAACGCTGCCCTCCACGGCAAGCTTCTCGGCGGCCTTCTCGGCGAGGGCGGTCGCCTCGCAGTAGCGCTCCAATAGGTGCAGATCGCTCGACCGAAAGTGCTTCGGATCGCAGCCGGTCACAGTCTCGATGAAGACCGCCTTGGCGCGGCCTTGAAGGCGAGCGGACGGCCGTAAGCGCCTGGTTGCTTGACCGTCGAATTCGAGGACGTCGTCGGTGTCGTAGTGGCGGCCCATGGTGGTTTCGGGTTCCAGGTCGTTGCCGTCCGGTTTACGTCGGTTCCCGATTGCAATCTAGGGTCTGGAAAGGTTGCAGCCGAAACTTTCACGACACCCGTGCGGGCTGAAAACTTATGACGCTCGATTCTGTCGCGGTGTCCGCGCGCTCCGCAGCTCCCCCACATCTAGCGCGCCGATGGTCCCCCCTGGCCCCGGAAAACGAGGACCGCTAGTGCCGTCTGATTGCTGCACGGTACTTCGTGATGATCTCACCAACGTCTTTCAGTATCGCACTCAACTTCGCCATGTCGCCATCGTGCTCACCGAACTCGAGTAGCATGAAGCTGAACACCATACTCAACGCAGGACCAGCAACGTCACGATCATGCTTGTTGAGAACAGCGATCAGTTCGTCGGCAACCGCTTGCGCAGCAGGAACAGCAAAGTCGGTAGGTATGCATACACGCGTGCGAATGGCTACCATTGCAATTGCTCTTTCGCCATCTCGATCAACCGTTCGCCGAGCTTCGTGACCAACTCCTCGCGTAAGATTGGTAGCACTGATGTCTGTGCCTGAAACCGTCCAACTGCACGCGCTGCTTTCAGCGATGGCTTAGCGGCTAGTCGAACTATCGCTCTTTGACCACGGCGCTGATAGCGTCCTGACCGCTTCATTTGCTTCCACGAATGCGGACGGAAAACTGTTTGGGCTCGACCTGCTCGACGATAGCGCATCGTAAAGGGTCTGTTGCGATGTACGTCTTGCACCTGCCACTCCGACAACTCGTGACCGAGGTCGACACTCTTCATGTGCTCGATGCTTTGCACCATGCGGTTGACGGAGTGCAGCGCTTCTTCGACATCGATGGCGATCGTGATCACTGGCCTGCTCCATTGCGCTTCGAGCTCAGGCTATCACTCCGTAAGGCTACTTCAACTGGCTGAGCAGCTTGACCGCATCGGCGCTCTTGCTGGCCTCGAGCGCGGCCTTGCCGCCGACAGCGAAGGTCGCGACCAGCTTGAGCAGTTCACGGAGCTGATCCGCCGACCCCTCATCGAAGCGGCAGTAGGCGCCACCTGATGCCTTAACGATGTCACGGAAGATGTGTTCGACCTCAGAGTCCTCGCCTTCCTGGAACATGAAGACGGGGACGTTGAGCTGGCCGAGTTGCTGGGCAAGGGGCACGATCTCGTCCGCCTCCTCCTCGAACGCATCACCCACGAACACGACGGCTGCGACCTTGAGCAGGCCGGTCTCGCGCTTGGTATGGGTCAGGACCTTACCGATCTGTGTGCGACCGGCGCGGCAGTCGATGCGGGTCATCAGGTTGGCGAGCCGCTCGGGGTCGGTGACCCAGCGTGACGCCCGGCACTCATCGAGGCCGCGGTAATAGACGAGTTGGACGTTGAGGCCACCAATACTAGCGACGGTTTTGAACATATCGCCTTGCAGCTGGCAGGCCATGTCCCAGGTCTCTTCCCTGCTCATGGTGGCGTCGAGGGCGAAAATCAGCCGTCCGGACGCGGACACGTCCGATTTTTTCGTGGCCAACATGTCCGCGAGAAAATTGTCGAGTTCTGAACGAGTTGGATCGATTTCGGCACTTTTGCGCGCGGTCGGCTCATTTCTGGTCATGGCGGGCTCCTCCGGGCTTCGCGATTTAAAGAAATCCCCAATTTTCCGGGATTTTGCTGCATGGGGCGCAGGGGATCGAGGGTCGCCGCCGTACAGCTCTATCTAGTTCGCAATCGACATGCGAGTTACGCGTAGCTGTTAGTGAAGTACCCTTCACCCCCGCACCCCCTGCAGATTAGGGAAGCTGTAAGAGCCGGAAGCAGGCGCGGTTCGTCCTGTCCTGTTCTCTAACCAATCGATACCTACGCGACGTTCCCTGCGCGTCCGGTAAGTTCACAATGCGACCGCTGATCCGCCGCAGCCAAAGTCCGAGGCGATCTGCCGACACCTTGGTCGCGTCGCCCTTCGAGGCAGCGATTCGAAACAGGAACGGCTTGAACTCGCGCGGTCCCCAGTAGTTGGAGGGCGCTACGGCGATCGCCTCTTCGATGATGGTCGCGGTCAGGTAAGGCGTATCGAGGTCGAGGCCGTACCCCATCCAGAAGCCGAAGAACTCCCGGATATTGGCGAGCTCGACGTCTTCGTCACGCAGCCCCTCCATACTGATGACCGGATCGGGCTCGCCCAACCAGACCAATGGGCTGCGCACCATCGTCGACCAAGCGGAATAGCTTCCGAACGGTGGACAGACCGTCGGCGACCCAGCAGCGATATAGGCGCGTACGATTGTGAGCGCGGCCGCGACATAGGCGCCGCGGTCGGCGGCGACGAGATCAAGGGCGTCATCCTGGAATTTTCGCAGCTCGGGGCGCTCGTCCAGCGCTTCGAGATTGCACACGAGCCCGCGGCGGATCATGTCGCCCTTGAACGTGATGTTGTTGCCGGTCGCGAACACCGCCGTGTGGCATTCACATAGGGGCATCTCGCTGCGGCCGAGAACCCGGATGCGGATCACCGGACGCTCGGTCACCTGGCAAAGAAGCTCGCCGCCGAGATCATGAACGCAATTATCGAGCGACACGATCGAAATCCCGCTGAGCAGGATTGCGCCGATGCGCTTCTCGGTCTCGTCAGCGCTCCTTGAGGTCGTGATCACGGGACAGAATTGCCCGGTCGAAACCATCGCGATCACGTCGACCATGTAGGACTTGCCGGTCCCCGGCGTGCTCGCGCGTATGAGATAGACGGGGGAGGTCGGCATCGATCCGCGCAGTAGCGCGGTGAGCAATCCAGAGATTGCGACCGAGCAGTTGAGTCGCCGTTCGAGCCCCTTACCGTCCTTGTCCTGAAACGAGAACTCGCGGAACAGATGCTTGAGCTTATCGAGTCCGGCCAGTGCGTCCTGGCGGGTCGGATGCGCGGGCATCGACGGCAGCCGCAGATTGGGGAGCAGATAGAGCTCCGAGCGCGGGTCGTAGCCGGCGATGTCGAGCAACGAGCCGTCCGGGCGCAGCGTGGGTGTGGTGATGATCCCCGACACGTGCGGGAAGACCCAGCGGCGCTCGCGCGAGAGCACCATGCGCACGAGCTGGATCGGCGGATCGATGTCGATCCAGACATTCCGCCGGACGCTCCAGCGCTGATAGATCGCCGCCTCGGCGACCGGCTCGATGAAGGCGTCCGGCTTGAACGCGCTCAGCCGCGCCGTGATGGTCTTGCGGCCGTTCGCCGCCGGCCGGCTTTCGCTGATGGGGTACACGAGCTCGCCGGCGCGCGAGAAGATGTCCATGTTGGCGCCGAGCATCGCCCGCTCGGTCGCCTCCACCGTGCGCGGGAGTTGGCCGTCGACGAGCCGGATAGTGGGCAGCACGTGCGGCGCGCGCGCGGCGCTGGGCGCGGCGCCGGGCGCTGCACCGGGCCCTGCGCTGGGGCCTGCGGCTTGCGGCGCGGCCGCGGCGGGTGCGGCCCCACCCGATGACCCCGTCCCAGCCGTCCCAGGCGTCCCGCCGAGCGTGCTCGCGGGCGCGACCGCCGGCGCACCGCCCGCGGCCTTGCCGTAGGAGCGCGCGACCTCTTTGCGCAGGCGCTTGGCGTACTTGGCGCCGATGCCGTTCGGGTACTTCTCCAGCAGGGCTACGATGTCGTCGATCGTCCAGTGCCGGCGCTTGAGCTGATCGACCACGCTCTGGAACAGTCCCGAACGGCCGCTGTTGGAGGTCTTGCTGACGCCGCCCTCGCGGATGTCCTTGAGCAGCTCGGCGGGGAGCGTGCTCTCGGCGTCGGCCGGCGTGCTGCTCGCCGCCGGCGCGCCGGTTGCGGTCGCGGCCGCGGCCGTAGTCGTGGTCGAGAACGCCTTCAGCAGCTCATCCGGGTCCCAGAGCCTGCCGGTCTCCTCGGTGAGGCGCGTCGCCTCGACGGCGACGCGCCCGCGCGCCTGCTTGGCGGCCGAGGGGAAGTTGGGCGTGCCTGCGACCCGATAGCATTGCGTGATCACGCCGGTGTCCTGGTCGGCGCCCGCGTTCGCGCGGATCGCATCCCCGATCACCTTGGCCTGATCGGCGGGGATCGCGCGCGTGAACAGGTACCAGAGGTGGAAATTGCCGGGCGAGGTCTCGACGACGAGGCTCGGCCTGACCGTGACGTTGCCGGCCTTGCCCTTGTCGGCGTCGGAGTCGACGACGAGACCCCAGACCCAGGCGGTGTCTTCGAGCCCGCCGCGCTGGGCGCCGCGTAGGTCGGCGCGCACGGTGCGCGACTCGATATAGACGTTGTGCCCGGCGAGGGCGTCGCCGACCGCGGTGCGCACCATGTTCTCAACGTCGTCGAGCGTGAACCGACTGGGCACCAGCCGCTCGTCGAGCGGATTGAGCCTGCTCAACTGCAAGACGCCCGGCGGACCGGCGCCGTTGATCGCCTGGCGCGCGTGCGCGGCGATGATTCCGATGAATTGGCGAACGGTCGCTTCGTCTACTTGCGCGCTCATATGATTTTTCCGCCCAGTTGGAGGAACAGCGAGAAGAGGTACTTGTGCATGCGCTCGGTCGGCTCGCGGTCGTAGACGGTCTGCGATGCGACCTTGTCGATGAACTCGTGATGCTTGGGGGCGAGCCGCTGCTTGTTGCGCTGGCAGTAGAGCGCGACCGATTGCCATGTCGGCTTACCGCTGGAATCGATGAACTCGTCCGCTCCGTGCAGCCTGTTCTCGGTGTGCTGCACGGCCGTGTCCCAAATCTTCTTCCGCTCCTCGTTCGAGATTCCGGTGTTCTTGCCGAGGTTCTCGATGCCGCGCGCCAGACCATTGAGGTCGGTGCCGGCAGACGCCAGCACCCGCTTGAGCGCGTGCACAGTGGCGATGATCTCGCCATCCCTATCCGAGTCCAGCAGACGGATGGTCATGGCGATCTTTTGCTCCAGGGTTGTCGGAGTTTTTGGGCGCACGCTCATGTCGTCCCCCAACACCGCTTAACGTGGGGGCACATCTTGCAGGGGAATTTGCTGGGGTCCTTGTAGGCGCGCGGCAGCAGTTCGCCGGCGCGCGTCGCTGTGATGATGTTGGCCGCGCGATCGGACCACAGCTGTGCGCGCTCGGCGTCGAACGGCACCCAGAAGAACAGCAGCTCACAGCTATCGACGTTGACGGCGCTGAACAGCAGCGGGTTCGTCAGCTTGAGGTAGGCCTGATAGAGCGAAGCCTGCGCCGCGTATCTAGGAAACTCTTTTTCAAGTCCGTTGCGCGCGAGGGCGCGCCAGTTCTTCGAATTGAGTGCCTTGTTCTCCCAGATGAACGGGTAATTGACGTAGGCGCTGCCAAGCGGATTGGGGCCGGCGGTAACGATGCCGTCGGCATGGCCGCGGAGGTCGCCGTTCACCGCTGTGAACGCGAGCGCCTGAGGCGGCGCGAAGGTGAGCCCTATCGCGACCAACTGCTTGCGGACTTCGGTCTCGAAATAGTGCCCGCGGGCGAAGATCGCGCGCATGCGGGCGCTGATCTCCGGCTTGCACCACCAGTCGTATTGGACCCGGCGTAGGCAGTCGGAGCCGACAATCGAGGCCCCTAGGTACGGATACGGAAGTTCGGCCTTACCCGCCGCGGCGCGCTCGATCGCCTCGTTGAGCGCGATGTTGATCGGCTCGTCCGCCAGCTTGGGCTCGTAGTAGTCGTACATCACGACCTCGGTCAGATACCAAGTTCGTCATTCCATTCGTCGGGGGTCATCAGCGGTCCGCCGGCCGCGGCGTTCGCCTGGCGCGCGATCGTGCTGGCGCCCGCCTGGCGCGTGATGCCCTTGTCGCTGAGGTCGCGCGCGATCGTCGCCTTGCGGATGAGGCGCATGGCGGTGAGCAAGAACTCGACCATCGTGTCCTTCGGCCAGGCCGTGACCGGCTGCGCCCAGTCGATGCCGGTGCAGGCGCCCGCGAGCTCCGGCAAGATCGCCGCCGCCGCGCCCGCGTCCCACGGCTCGGGATCAAGCGCCGTCAGGCGGATGCACTGCTCGGTGTCGAGCTGTTCACAAGCCGCCTGCTCGGCGCGCTTCGAGACCCAGGCGAACAGCATCGCGGCGAGCACCCAGCCCCATTCCGTGTCGCTGAGCCGCCCGATCGGTGTGCCGGGCGGAATGGGGCCGCCCATCTGGACGACCCCGCGCGCGGCCTCGATGGCGGCGGCGGTCGCGCGCCGCTGCCATTCGTCTTCGAGAGCGGTCTCCGAGACCATCCCGATGGTGCGGACTTTTCGCATGGCCTAGCTCGCCCACTTCGGCGGCTGGATGGGCGCAGCGCCCGCGGGCGGGACGTTCGTCGTCGCGGTGCTCGCCGACGCCGCGGCCGCTCCGCCACCATTGAATGGGAGCGGCTGCTCGACCGGATGCCAGTCCCGGCTGTCGGGGCTGATCGCGGCTGCCAGGAAGTTCTTATCCGGCCAGTTGCCGCTGCCGTCCTTCTTGGGCTCGCCCTTGCGCATGCCGATCCGGGCGATGAACACGAGGTCGTTGAAGTCCTTGAGGCTGGCCTGATACAGCGCGCGCGCCTGCTCCGCCGGCATGTCTTTCTTGATGCCGCGTGCGGACTCGAGGATTTTCTTCAGGCGCCCGCGGTTGGTCCTCGCCATCTCCCGCTGGCCGTCGGTCGAACCTTCGAGGATGAAGTTGTCCCAGAATTTGCGCTTCACGAACTCGCCGTCGACGACGACGAACTCGCAGTCGAGCATCTCGGCGTCGCCGCTCGCCGTGCGCTTGAGGAGGTTGTCCTCGCCGACTCCGCCGGGGCGGAGGCGCATCAGCACCGTGGCGAGGGTGCCGTCGGGGATGGGCTGAGAGAAGTCCTTAGGGTCGGCCGTCTGCGAATAGTCGAAGGGCATGAGTGCCTCCTATTGCTCGGGGGTGGAATTGCCGCGATTGAGGATTTTGGCGATCAGATTGCCGAGATGCGGCGGCTCGGTCTGATCGAGCTTTCCGGAGCGGTCCTTCGCCGGATATTTCCAGGGATTGTCGGGTTGGCAGACGAAGCCGCGCGTCGGCCCTTTGCCGAAGTCGAGGAATTCCATCACGATGACTTCGTCGACGATGGCGCCGATCTCGCGCGGGACCTTCGCGCCTTCCATCTGCACGCGGTACTCGACGAAGCGGCCGAAGTCGTCGCTGACCTTTTCGAGGATGCCGACAAAAATGACGTGCTTGCTGCGCACATGCTGGAACTGGTGCAACCACATCAACAGTTCGCGCCCGTGCAATCCGTAGGCGCCGCGCAGATCCTTGGCGCCGGTGCGCTCTGAGCGCGCCTCGGGCTGCTGCTCCGCCCAGCGAAACGACAATCTGGAGATTGCCGTGATGGAGTCGACGAAGATGAAGCTGTACTTGTCGAGGTTTTCGAGCGCGCCCCCGACCGCCTTGTAGTGCGCCTCGGAGTAACAGCTTGTCGGCGCGAACGACGGATTGGGCCCGCCGATGCGGACCGCGATATTGCGCGCCGTTGCCCAGTCGTCGATGCGGATCGTGTCGACCGGGACGTCCTGCACGCTGAGGTCGCCGGCCTCGCCATCGATGAACAGCACGCGATCGGGATCGAGCGTGCGCAACTGCGAGGTCTTGCCCACGCCGGTCGAGCCGACGAGCGCGACCTTCACACCGCGGGTTTCGTTGAGCCTTTCATCGGCGCCGATGATCCTCATGGCGCGCCCCCGGCGAAGAGATCCGGCTCTGCGTCAGGTTCTGCGGACGATGAGTTGGCGCAAGGATCTGCCTCGTCGCCCCAGGCTGTCCAATTCGGCCGCGCATTCCCGCGGGCAAATAATTCAAGAAACGGTCCCGGCGAGCAGCGCTCGATGATGTCGTAAAGCTCGTCGGGCTTGCGTGAGT